GACGGGAAACTTGTGCCGTTGTTTCGCCGGTCATACGATGCGCTGATCTGCGCCTTGAATGAAACAAAGGTGAATGCAGAGATCATCATTGCCGACTGGATCGACGACGATAGCCCAAGGCTTGGCCTTGGTTCGTGGTGCGATGATGCTCGGGTATTTGTCGAACGATGCTGGGGGGATTTCACCCGCGGCGGTGGTAGAATGCTCGCGGCTCGTCGCGCCCACGGGGAAGTGTTTTTCTTCATGGATGCAGACATGCTTGTGCCGCCTGCGCTCATCACTCGCGGGATCGAAGTAGCTCGGCAGAGAAAGGGATTTTTCCCGCTCTACAAGCGCCAGGACAAGTTCGATCGTAGCAAGCTGAACGATGGAATAGGAACCGGAAACGCTTTCTGCCTCGGGGATATCTTCAGAGATACAACTGGATTCCCGCAAAAGGCGCAATGGGGAGGCGAGGACACCGCTTTCTGGATGTGGTTCGTCAGGCGCAACATGAGCGTCCGCGAACCTGTCGAAGGATTTATTCACCAATGGCACCCAGGCGAAGGACCGGACAAACGTGGCACTTGACCAATACAGCACGCACGTCCCAGTTGTAGCAGCCGTCATGCTGATGGCTCCGGCTGGTGATGTTTTAGAGCTTGGGGCCGGTGGATACTCAACGCCGATCCTGCACGTCATGTGCAAAATGCAAAGCCGCAAGCTTGTTACCATCGAGAGCAACGAGGTGTGGCTTGGTTCGCTGTCAGGATATGCGTCAGAATTGCACACCATGGTTCACGCAAGAGAGCCGGCAAATCATCCGGCGATCAAAAGCAGGCGATGGGCTGTAGCATTCGTGGACAACGGCAAGGATGAGCGCAAGCCATGCCTTGATATATTGGTTGATAACTGCGACATTCTTATTGTCCACGACACAGAGCCGGCCCAGGCGAAGCTGTACAATTACGAGCCGTTTTTGTCACAACGATTCAAGAGCCGAGTTGACCTTGTGACTAGGCCTTGGATAAACTGCCATACGTCTGTCCTATCAAACACGATCAGCCTTGACGTGCTGCGGACGGTATTCAAATGACGTTGCCGAAGATCCTGCACTTCGTCTGGATCGGCGACGCTATGCCAGCTTGGGCAGAGGCGAACATTGCCGAATGGATCAAGCTCAACCCAGAATACCGGGTGATGATCCACACGGAAAAGACGCTGCTGCCATGCTTCGTTGAGCATTTCAATGACGCCAAGCACCTCGCCAGCAAAGCTGACCTGATCCGCTTGTCTGCGCTGAAGGAACACGGCGGATGGTATGCCGACGTTGATTTCTGGCCATTGCGCCCGCTCGCTGATGCCGTGAGGTCGTGGCGTCTGACCGCGGCCGATACCTATATCAGCCGGCAGCAAGGCCACCTTTCCGGCGATGCGCTGCCGTACGCCAATGGCATCTTGGCTGCCGGCAAGGACGCGCCTGGGTTGCAGTTGCTGATCGAGATGGCGACGAAGGCCAAGCCGGGAAGCCGTTGCGCGTTCGGGCCAGAGATGGTCAAGGACGCTGTGGCGAAGTCGCCAGAGTCTTTCACCATCGCCAATGCCGGATGGTGGTTCCCAGTCGCCATCAAGGAAGCTGCCGACGCATATCCACTCCTGCGGTTCGCTCCAGAGGCAATGCACCTCGGCGAACCAGGCACCGGAAACACCATGCCATTCGGTGCGCATCTTTGGGCAGGCGCGGTTGATCTGACCAAGGCCTTCGCCAAGCGACTGGATGACCGGCCGCTTGCCGTTGTGCAGAAGATCGGCAAGGACGATCACGCTTTGAACGGGATTGCTGATGGCCTGGAGGCTGTCGGATATGCTGTGGCCAGGGTGGCGCACGGAGCAGACTGGAGGGTCCTGCGCAAGCCGTCACTGGTCGTATGTTGGAACGGCCGGCGCGACAAGACATGGAAGGAACTTGCCAACAAGGTCCGCTGTCCAGCGTTCTACGTGGAACATGGCTTCTTCCAGCGTGGTGACTACTCGCAGGTTGACCATGCCGGGATCCTGCATTGGTCATCGTGGGCCAAGAGCGTGCGCCAGGAACCGCCGGCAGGGGCTGATTCCCGCCTGGCTCAGTTCATGCCCAACATCGCCCAAGCAGCAGCGAGGACCAAGGGGCCGATCCTGGTCCTCGGTCAAGTCGATGGCGATACCCAGATGGACGAGTCGGAGGTTCCTGGGACAATCAAGCTCCTGAAGATTCTGGACCATGCCATTCCCCGCGATGTGCACGTAGTATTCCGCCCTCACCCTCTGGCGCACGTCGCTGGACTGCAAGCCGCCCGTCGCTTTCCTCGCTTCGTTATCGAGAACGAGAACGCCGGACAGAACCGCGCCGAATACGCCAAGGAAAAGCAAAGCGGATCGTTGGCAGAAGCGTTGGCAGAGTGTCGGTTTGCAGTGGCGATCAACTCCAATTCGCTTGTTGAAGCGGTGGCCGCTGGCGTGCCGTGTCTCGCCTTCGGTCCGGCCATCGGGATCAACTCCGGCGCGTTCCGCAAGGCAACGGTCGGCACCGCTCCCCAAGACATTCAGGGAATGCTGGCCGGATGGACTCCACGGCATGACGACGTGGTTCGCTTCCTGCAATGGCTGGCGATCAGGCAGTGGACGCCAGAGGAATTGCGCGAACCTGGATTGATGCGAGACTTGCTAGCATCGGCAGGCGCGACGATCCCGGGGGTGTCCAATGCCGTCTAATGCCGCCACCTATTTCAACACAAAATGCCGAACCACCATGCACGATCTCCACGGCGAGGTTGTGACGCTGGTCGATCCGAACGGAACGCCATCGACAGGCACAAGCAATATATCGGTTGTATGGCAGCGAGTGCGCCCGCAAGGCGATAGTGATGATGGCCTGGGTGTGTCTACCTACACCGGCGAGGCAATGGCGTGCGTAACCAAGGATGCGCTTCCTGCGCTTCCTGGACCGCGTGCCTACCTGATCCGCGATGGAGAGAATTGGTCTATCCGTCACGTTGAGCCGAAAGACAACTGGACATATATCCTCCATCTCGCCCGCGCCCGCCAGGAAGCCCGTATGCCACAAAGGATCAGAGGATGAGCGTCACGCCAACCGGGATCCTATCTAAACCGCTCAACGCATTGCGTGAAGCCGTTGCGCTGTCAACCGCGTTCCAGACCTGGGTTGACGCTGGCGACGATGACGACGCCAGGGACCGGGTTTACATCATGGCCGCGCCGGAAGATTTCCCAGACTGCCCGTTTGCCGTGGTCGATTTTGGGGAGTTCAAGCGCGAGCGGATGACCATCAATACAGCTCGACCATTCCAACAGATGGACCCGTCAGAATCGCTCCTGTATTTCCGAGCTGAGGTTGACCCTGCCGATGACGTTAACGATGCGGCATATAATTTCTGCAATAATGTCGGGGCGGTTCTTGCTGATCTTGAGGCTTACGCGGGCGACAGGTTGAACGGCTTTCCGTTCATCATCCAGATTGAAATGATCGCGGCACCTACGCGGATCCGCTTTGAGGAGCGCGCAACGGCTGGCGACTTCTTTGAATGCACCTTTGCGATTCATTGGAGCATTCAGCCATGAGCGCCACCTTCGTTCAAATAGAAGGGGCAAAAGAGCTATACAAGCAATTCAAGGCGCTCGGAGGAAAGGATTTCCGTAGGGTAATGCGGCTTGCCATCGCTGAACAGATGGCCCCCGTGCTCCCTGTTGTAAAGTCAAGGGTTCCGACGCACGCAGGAAGGCTATTGGCAAGCATCGGAAGACTGCAAAAAACAAAGAAATCATGGACAAGGTATGAAATAGGGACGACCGGCGACTTTAATTTTACCGGGAAAAGGTCTGGCATAAAAATGTATCAAGCCAAGGGGGAAAAGAGAAAAGCGGCAATGGCTGCCAAGGGGTACACGCTCGACAAGACAAGCCCGAATCTTTATGCCGGGGGAATCGAGTTTGGCACGAAGAAAAGCGGAGCCGTAGCAAGGAAGGCAGGTGGCGCAGGGTTCCTCAATCCGGTCATGGAAGTTGCCAAGCCTCGCATATTAAATAACATAACGGCATCATATATAAGATTTATTGATTTTGTTGTAAGAGGCAAGAAATGAGCGACGTTCTCCAAGGCTCAGGCGCAACGGTAGAATTCGGTTCCTCCGGATACGAAGGAGAGATCACCGAGATGATTTTGCCGTTTGTTCAGCGAGAGTCTATAATTACATCGCATCTTGGTTCTTCTGGAGCAATGACATTTAAGCCAGGCAAAATATACGATGACGGCATCTTAGCATTGCGCGTATTCCATAACCCTGGCGCTGTAAATCTTATTGTTCAACCAGAAGAGGAACTAATAATAAAATATAAGAACACATCGGAATCAGAAACATACGAGAGACAATACTACGGACACTGCGAACAAATCGGAGGTGAGTCCTTCAGGGTTGGCGAGTTGATGGTAACTAATATAAAAATGAAAGTCCGCAGAGACACACCTCCGCCTGGACAAAACACTATACCAGGTGGGTGGGTAGTTGCGATAACTGGATGGAGCAACGAATTTTACAATGACGTTGTAAGAATAGACGCTCCAAGAGAATTGGAAGGGTTCACGGCAGGAGGTACAATCCCATGAGAATTAGAAGCAAAATCAACATGAGGTTTTGGTCATGGAAAAATTTTGAAACAGTTTTTTCTAATGTTTACAGAGTTTCCTCTCCAAGGAAAATAACAAACCTAAGCACGATAGGACCATTGCCATGACACTAGCTACGTTGACTTGGAGACTGGCTCCAATGTATCCATTTGTTCCGGCTGGTACAAACGCAACTGTTGCTGAAATTTTGGCAGCTATCAAGGGAATGCTAGACACAGAGTCGGCAGGGTCTGGTCTGTGGATGGCAAACCATTATGATGCAGTTAATGGATGGGTAGAGATACGAAGAAAGGGTACACAGACAGGAACTCTAGGAACATTCAGGGCGTTGCTATATGGAGGCACATCTCCAAATGCGGCAGCTGGAGCGTATTCCGTAACAAATAACGCAACAACACTATATGCCGGCATTGCTCAGTCGGCAAACACAACAGGACCCGACGCAGACTATGATACCGCTTCACCATATAGCGCAGGCAAAAGATGGACAGGAGGATCATATGTTGTGCCTGTGGCAAATATTGTAAAAGCGAGGACTCCGTACGTTTCGATGATAGATTGCAACGAGGCTTGTGCAATTATTATAGGAGATTCATCAAATACATCTGCTTCTATATTTGGAGCATTGATAGAGCTTCCTGACGGTAACACATCTGGATGGGTATGCTTTAATACAGGATCTACCGCAGCCCTGACAACATATAGCGATTGGTCTAACGCAAGTGGATATATTGGCTCATCAGGCCAAACAACCGCCGGTAGTTCTGCCGCTGGTTTATATCATGACGGAGTCAATAGAAAATTTATTGGCAGGGCTTGGAATGGACACGTAACGAGCGATGCATACTGGAAAAACCCGGATGGATTTTTTATTCCTCAACCATTGACGCAACGAATAGCAGAGTCAGGTTCATATGCCACAGAATATATTGGCGTCGCCAGGCAGCTTAAACTTGGTCCATTGCAGATCAACAGGCTAGGCATACGTGATGGTGATTCAATCCTACAGGCGTACACATTATGCCCTGGGCTTAACGTTCAGGGCGGGCCCATATATTTTGATAATTTCAAGTAAACAACTCCCATAGAAAGGGGATACCACCATGGCCATCGAAGGAACCGGCGCAACCGCCACGTTCGCCACTTCAGGCTTCACCGCTGAGTGCACGAACATTCAGCTTCCAGAGCGCGCTCGCGAATCTCTGGAAACCACCCACCTCGGCACCACCACGGCCAAGACCTTCAAGCCGGCGAAGCTCTACGATTCCGGCGAGGTCACGGTTACGGTGTTCCACGACCCTGCCGCTGATCTTCTGATCGGCGAGGAACCGGAACAGATCACCATCACCTACCCGCTGGAAACCGGCCAGAGCACGGCCGCCACCGCGGTCTTTACCGGCTTCGTCACCGGTCAGGGCGGCGAGTCGTTCAAGGTCGGCGAGCTGATGAGCACGAACCTCAAGATCAAGGTGACAGGCGCCATCGTCACCACTCAGGGCTCGTGACCATGAGCGAAACGCGTAGCCGCATCCTTGGGCTTGCTGCTCGCTTCGGTTCGCAGCGCGTCGAGATTGAGGCGCTGGGCGGACCGATCTGGATCCGCCCCGCCTCAATCAAGTGCGTGGCGAACATGGGAGACATCGCGAACCAGGCCGGGCAGATTGCTGCCGGGGCGAGGCTGATCATCGACTGCCTAACCGAAGAAGATGGGACGCCGGTCCTGTCCGACGCGGACGAGCAAGCGGTGATGGGCTGGCCTGTGCAGGTGTTCAATGACGTTCTGGCCAAGGTCCAGGACGTCTGCGGCATGACCGGGACCGAAGTCGAGGACGCTCGAAAAAACTCGCCAGCGACCCCCTGATGTATTTCTGCTTCCGGCTTGCTCAGATCCTGGGCATGCCGGTTGCAGAGTTATCGGAGCGGGTCACATACGCCGAGCTTGTCCACTGGATCGCATACGTTGACGAGGAAAACGAACTGGCCAAGCCGCCGGCCAAGCGCCGGCCCAAGAGGCAGACTCCGGCCGCGATGAAACGGCAGATCGACGAGTTCACAAAATGGGGAAACGCCCGTCACGCACGGTTGCAAAAGACCGGGAAAGTATGAGGATCTAAGCCATGGCCGCTCGCGAAATGTCCCGGTTGAATGTCTCGCTTACCGCATCAATCGGTAACTGGGAAAAGAATCTTGAGAAGGCGGCGAACAAACTGGTCGCGTTCGTTGGCATTAGCAAGAAGACCACGGACATGCTGATCGGTACGATACCGAAACTGACCGCTCTTTTCGGCGGGGTCGGGATCGCAGCCGGGATCAAGATGGCGGCAACGCGGATGGACGAGTTGGCCAAGGCGAGCGAACGGCTGGGGGTTTCATCAAAGGAACTGGCTGGTCTGCAGCATGCAGCAGCCATGGGCGGATCGTCTGCCGAGGGCATGACCCAGGCACTTGAAAAGCTGACCATCCAGAGTGAGGCTGCGCTATCAGGCAATAAAAAGCTGGAGGGCACTTTCCGTAGCGTTGGCGTCAGCATGGACGATCTTCGGAAGAAAAACGTTTCCGATGTTATGTCGCAGATCGCTGACGGTATGCAGAAACTGTCAGGCCCAGGCGAGCGGATGGCCACGACGTTGGAGCTTTTCGGCAAAGGCCAGCACGCGATGGCCACGGTTCTTGCCGATGGGTCGGCAGGACTCAAGGCCATGGCAGACGAAGCCGACGCGCTTGGTCTGTCGGTGTCGCGTCTGGACGGGAAAAAGATCCAGGCGATGAACGATGCGGTCGAGAACGTCGCCAATGTAAGCGCAGGGATTTTCAACCAGCTAGCGGCAGAGGTTGCGCCAATTGTTACGGACATTGCCAATGGGTTTGTTGGGTGGGTGAAAAATCTTGGCGGGGCCAAGGTTATCACGAAATCAATCATAGACACAGCCATTGACGGCGCTGGCATCCTTGGCGACATAGGCCAAAAGCTCATCATAACATACAAGTTCATTGAGCTTGGAGTGATGAAAATTGCGGCGGTTCTTTCTGTGCCGCTGGCAAAGATGATTGAGCTTGAAGGAAAACTTGATTTGTTCGCAACCAAGCGCGAAAGACAACTGGCCATTGATAAAGAACTTGCCGCGCTAGAGCAGAAAAAAGCAATCTTGATGGATCAGAACCTAAGGCTTCTTGATCTTGGAAAAACAGCGGTCGAAGAGCAGGGATCGGCATGGGTCGCGCCTATTATGAAAGTCTCCGAATACATGGACGCGATGAAGGCTTCCGCAGAGACAGGCATAGAGATCGCAAAGTTGACGGAGGAAGAAAAGAAGAACGCCATAATAAAGGCAAACCAAGATGAGGCGATGGAAATACTGAAAAGGATGACAGCCCTTTCTAACGAACGGAAGGCGCTGAATGACAAAACGGTTATTGACACCGTCAAGATGCAGTCCGATATATTGAACAGCGTTGCAGAGACCGAGGCAGAAATAAAGAAACTACAAGCCGAACGCTCTCCATCAGTTCAGCTTGCAAAATACAAGGAAGAAATCGACGCCAAGAGAGAGGAAGACGAAAAGGCAGACGCAGCAAAGGTGCAAAAAACCAAGGAAACCGAGGACGCTATAACTGCCGAGAAGATACGTGCGCTTGAGGCAAGGCGACTGGCAGAGGAAGAGTACCGCCGCTCACAGATCGAGTCTCAGTCTCTGCTTGGCGTGTTCTACCAAGCAGAAAACGAACGCGCAAAGGAATCAGACTGGGCGCGTACGAAGTCATATATGGGTACGCTCAACATGCAGACGGCCGCGCTTGCGAAACATAGCAAGGCAATGTTCGCGGTGAACAAGGGCGTCAGCATGGCTAACGCCGTGATGAACACAGCCGAAGGCGTGACCAAGGCGTGGAGCTATGGACCGATCCTCGGACCGGTTCTTGCTGGGCTTGTTGCCGCCGCTGGTGCTGCGCAAATCGCAGTCATCGCCGGGACAAGCTATGGTCAGCAAAGTGGAAGCGTTGCGTCAACTGGTGGGGCAGGCGCAGGAGACGCAGCCGCGGCCCAGGCATCAAGCAACGTCGGAGCGCCACGGCAGCAGGCCCAGGACATCATCATCTACGGTGACACAATATCGACCGACCAACTCTTGCGCATGACGGAACAGGCTCGGGAACGTGGCGTAACCCTTGGCGGGTTCCGGAGGGGATGACATGGTACTTCCGCGCATCGCGTATCTGAGCCTTGTACCTAACGCAACGGTAACGTCTTCGGCAACCACCGAAACAGACGGACCGGTATCGAACCTGAAAAGCTGGCAGCGTCATACGTTCTTTAAGCCAACGAGTTCCGGACCAATCACGGTGAGCATCGACTTCGGCGGATCAAATAGCGTCAACTGCTTTTGCCTGGCCGGGACTGACGTGACCGGAACTGTTGAGCTTGAGCGGTGGAACGGGTCGGCTTATGTGGACTATCTGTCGGCAACCACCAATGGCGACGGCTCTCCGGTGTACGCGTTCAGCGCAACACCGCAGACAATGACTAAGTGCCGGGTGATTCTGGCAGACCTGTCATATCTGTCGGTCCTATTCGTCGGGCTTGATGCTGAACTACCGGAAGGCGTTGGCCCAGGGTGGTCTGATCCGGTCATTGGCCAGATGATCGAAACAACCCAGGAGATCAGCCGGGACGGCGTATGGCTCGGTGCCGCGGCGCAGCGCAAGAACGCCCGCCTTTCGCTGTCTCTGAAGAATGTGGCCGAGGCATGGGCAGATAGCACATGGCGCGTATTCATGCGCTATTGCCAACTGCAGCCTTTCTTCCTCAACTGGCAGTCTGACAACTACGCGGCAAGCG